GAAACACCAACTCAACAGGCTTCAGCGCATTAATATCTGACTTAAAGGTTATTTCTACTTTCTCTTGTCCGCTAATAGGAAAGCGTTCTGGAAAGTTAAATGCGTCTTCAATGTGTAGTTTTGCAGTAATATACGGAGAGAAGATGTCCTCGTAGATTTCAATGTAACGAAACAGACTAGACAAATCCACACTACTTCCGTTAATCAACGAGTGCATAACAAACTTTTCTAGTTTGTAGTCACCCGCCTTCATGTTGTTATTTCCGTATCCTGATTCGTCTGCCATGATTAAATCCTCAAGAGAGATTCAAGTTCGGTCAAGGCAGTCTTCTTGAAACGAGGATGCAGCACCTTGATGGTGCGGCGAGCGTCGTTCTTTGTATTTTCGTATATGTAGTTGGATACCGCATAAGTGTTCACAGCCGCACCAGAAACACCCAAATATTTACCAATGTAGGTTTCGTAAAAATCAACATTTCCTGATGCACTATAGCCCTTTCCATCTGCCGCTAGACGCGGATATTCATCATCTACATGACCAATCACTCCACCCACAACAGAGTAACTTCCAGTCTGTTGACTAAGTGGATCCACAGTAAACTCGGTGCTTGCGCCACACAGACCACCAACATAAGGAATCTCAAAGTGATGCACTGCTGTGTAAGACGGATCAACTCGCTGAATTTTCACAGGGTATTGGGTTCCACCCGAAACACCAATCGTGGCAGAACCAGTGGACGGTGATGTACCGTTCACAGTGAGTTTGCATAGTTCAGGAAAGTATTCCAAAATAGTCATACTATTCCCACCCTGAGTAAGTGTTGCCCCACTATCAACTGAAGAATTGTAGAAGAAGGCATTACTTGTGGTAGAAATATAAACAGAATAGCCACCATATTTTTTCTGTATATACTCTTCCAATGCGGATCCCGACATATACCATCCGTGATACGGATCAATAATATTGTTTGTCAGGAGAATCAGCCAATGGTACCCAGGATCGCCGTAGACTCGTTCTGCGATGTGTTCAGGGCGTTCTCCGTCCTTGATGCTGTACTCCATGAAAACCGCTTCTGAGGTCATCAGGTCTTCGCTTAGAGCAACTCGCCGCAACAGATTCCGCACAAACACATAGCGGAAATTGTTTCCGTCTTTAACAGGATACTGTAGTAGTGGAAATTTCTCAAAATACATCAGTAACCCTTATCTATGGCTTCGCGGGTAAGAAGTCCCATTTCAGTGAACTGAAGTGAGAATACAATTGCCGTTGGAGAATTGTCTTGAAACGAACTGTATATGGAGTTTGGTGTGTAGTCAACCGATATAGCCGTCAGCGAGCATCGACCAATAGACGGCAAATACTCATTCTCAACAAATCCTGCCGCGTTTGGACTAGGATTACTAGACAAGAAACGAATTTCAAACTCACCAGGAACACGAAGAATAACCTGAACCTTGGATGAATCATCCGATCCTGGTTCATTCTCTCGACTAGGGTGAGCATGATAACGGAAAGTCTCGATGATGTTTCGTACTTGCTCTACTTCATCCTTTGTCTTGGGATAGAACTCCCAACTAAAGTTAAAGTTTCTAAAGTCTTTCTGCTTAAACAGTTTTTCAAGACGAGGATTAACCACTCGTCCTGTTCCAACAGCACCAGCCTGACCACCGCCAACAAGTTCTACGCCTTTGTTTAGTGCCAACTGAGCGGCTTGTTCGGTGGTTGCAAGTGGATTTCCCAATGCATCAAAAAGACCACCCGCCATACCCATGCTAGGATCTTCATACTGAAAGGTGTCTTCGTTGTTTATCTTTGTGCAGAACGGCAGATAGATGGACACCATCTGATCGTATACAGCCTGATTAGCAAATGCCTTTGCGCTTTGCTGAACCGCTACTGCTGCTACAGCACCTGCTGCACCTCCTCCAACTGCTCCCACTGCCAATCCCTTGAATCCACCAGCAAGAAATCCTAAAACTCCACCAACAGCAGCACCAAATATAGAACCACTAACAGCAGAACCACCCGCAGTAGAATCTGCAATTTGTTCGCCAAATCTGCCCTGCAACTGCAATCGTTCTTGTTCGTCAGTACCAATTTTACCCGATCCATTGGATATTTCAGAACTTATATCAGTGAGGCGAGTTTGATAAGAAGTTATAGTCTCTTCCAAAATCTGCTTGGCTCTCTGTGGATTGTTGTTTAGCATGGTTGCCATACTGTCGTTCATGCTTGGATCAACAACTTTAAGCGTTTTATCGCTGTTCATTACTTCTTGTAGTGCCGCAATGCCCTCATCTGATAGGGGACTACGCATTACATCCGCTTCGTTCCATTGACCGTTTTCAATCAGACTAGCAAGTGTCTTGAGATTTCCTATTTTCTTCTCGGTTTCTACCTGAGCAGCCTTGAGTCCTTCCGTCAGGTCTTTATTCTCCCACCGCCAAAACACCTTGAACTGCATGACATGGGGAACCTGTCCTGATCCAATCTCTACTGGATATTTTAAAATAGACGGGCGGGTTCGTGAACCGCGTTTAAGGGGAGTAAACCCTTCTAGACTTTTGGAAATCTCGTCCTGAATCTGCTCTGACCGTAATTCATCAGAGATTCGCCCTGTGCGATTGCTGGCAACAAACGGCTTTCCTGTGCTTGTCAGTGCAACATCGGGACTTTTGGCAAATTTGTTGGGTACTAACATCTGAAGTATTCCTCTTGGGCGGTTGGCTACATATTTATGTATGGCATACAAAGGTATTTTTAAACCCGATAACTGCACCAAATACATTGGTGATCCCACAAAGATTACTTATCGTAGTATGTGGGAACGAAAGTTCATGAAGTACTGCGACAGCAGTTCAAATGTGCTTCGGTGGTCATCAGAAGAGGTTGTGATACCGTATATGAGTCCGCTAGACAACAAACCACACCGTTATTTTGTAGACTTTTTGGTGGAGATAAAGACTCCCGAAGGAATAAAAACTTGGCTAGTAGAGATTAAACCCAAGAAACAGTGCATCGAACCCAAGAAGAAAACCAAAGTCACTAGAGGATATATCACAGAAGTAAAGACATGGGTGGTGAATAAAGCCAAGTGGGAAGCAGCAAAACGAGTATCTGATGCCAAGGGATGGGAATTCAAAATATTAACGGAAGACGATCTCTTCAAGAAAAAACCATGATCAGACTAAGCGCACAAGAAGAACTACAAACTCTGATAGAGGAAACTACCTCTGCGCTTGGAGCCACGGATCAAACCTACATCCGTTTCTTGAAACTTCTACAGACTGAAGGCAAACTATCGGTTCCCAACCGAGTAATGCAGGGGCAACTATTATTTTTTAAATACCAACCCATAAGCGAATCTTTCATTGCAAGCAATAAATATTATGATAAGTATCCTTTAGTGCTGGTCACCGAACAGTATCAGGGAGGATTCGAGGGGGTCAATTTACACTTTTTGGATTTGGATAATCGTAAATTCCTATTCGACATCATAATGAGGAACCTGCCAGTCATTAAAAGTCAAGAAGAATGGCGAACCCGATTGCGTGTTGACTACGACCGATTGAATAGCAGCAAACGCTACAAGTATTTCAAACCTTGCTATAGGCGGTACTTGTGGAAGGGCATGAAGAAACGACCAACTGTGGTTCCGTTTGAGATGTGGGAAGACATGGTATCCGCAGAACTGCATCGGTTTGTTAAAGCCCGTGCGCCAACAATACACAGACAGTCAAATCTAAAGGCAATACGAGGAAAATAAATGTCACAAGTCCCATCAAATATTAATGAGATATTCAGCAGTGTATTTGCCACAGGTCTTGCGTACAGCAACAGATTTGAAGTACTGATTAACTATCCACCTGCATTTACATCTATAAGCAACGACTCCGCACGACAGTTGGCTGTTCGATGTGATGCAATAACCGTTCCAGGTCGCGGATTTTCTACTACGCCATACAGATTCTATGGACCAGCAAGAAATATGCCGTATGAACCACTGTACAGCGGGGAACTAACAATGTCTGTCATTGTTTCGGACGATCTCCGTGAACGAGCATTCTTTGAAGCATGGATGGACGCGGTGTGCAGTCAGAATAACTACAAGTTCAACTACTACGATCAATATACTGCACCACTAATCATTAGTGTATTAGACAGGTCAAGTGCGGTTAAGTATCAAGTATTGGTGGAAGAAGCCTATCCCAAAGCAATTGGAGATATACAATTAGCCTACGACAAGAACGATGAATTTGTACGACAAGATATCACTATAGCCTATCGAAAGTACTCTCCTGTCACAGTTCAACCAAACACATCACCACTACCCAGACCAAATTCACCCGCTGATGTTGCTCTAAATGGACCACCATCACCCGAAAAATCATTTGCAATATACTCACCCGCTCCTGGACAATTTTACAGAGTGGGATCTGACGGAACCGTGAATGGAATATATGATCCAGATTTAGCAAATGCGTTACAGACAAACAGCATAGTTCGGTGATAAATACAATGACTCTATATTAAAGGATTACCATGACCCGATTGAATCTAGTGAACTCTACCCTGCCGCAGTATTCCATGACTTTGCCAGTCTCTGGAATAACCACAAAGTTTAGACCTTTTGTTGTAAAGGAGGAAAAGATCCTTCTTATAGCATTGCAGTCCAAGAATCTGAATCAGATTAACGAGGCAATGCGAAATGTCATATTGGCGTGCACCAATAGCCAGTTAGATACTCGCCGTATTTGTGCAGCAGATTCCGAATACGCATTCCTACAGATTCGTGGGAAGAGTGTGGGAGAAGAAGTCAAGCCACAAGTGACCTGCACCAAGTGCTCCAAGTCAATCAATATAAAAATTAAACTAGATGAAGTAACCGTAAAGCAAACACCCAAGCCCACGGTGGATCCAAACATCAAGATTACAGATGATGTAACTATTATTCTACGATATCCGTCCATCCACGATATTGACTACAACAAAGACGAAGTAGAGATTGCATTCGAACTAGCCAAGCGATGCGTGGACGGAATCATCATGGGTGATCAGGTGTATCAGCACAGCGACATTGATCCACAAGAGTTGTCCGATTTCGTTGACAATATGCTGCCAGATCAGTTTGCTCAAATCATGGAATTCATGCAGAGCATTCCCGAACTGTACTACTCTTTCAAATATACCTGTCCCACCTGTCAGGAAACAGTATTGGTGGAGTTGAAAAGCGTATCTGATTTTTTTCAATAGCCCTCTGTCATAACGATTTGGGGGCGTATTTTCAACTCAATTTCATGCTGATGCAGAACCACAAGTACTCATTGGCAGAAATTGAGGACATGATACCTTGGGAACGAGAGGTATACATACAAATGCTACTTTCTCATTTGAAAAAAGAGAAGGAACAGGCAAGCGGCAGAAAACCATTGTGACCCATTTATAATGATGTAGAGGGAGTCCTATGGCTAAAAAAACAGAAATGACCGAATCAGAAATTCGCCGTGGGTTGGCTGCACGACAGCCACGCCAAAATGGCAGATTCGCATCACTGCCGCCAGAACAAAAAGTAGGTAATGTTCGAGCCTCACGCGCAAAAGCGTCTAGTGCTGTTGCTAGTACCCCTGCTGTTACTGATGTCCAATCAGAAAAAGAAATAGCCAACCAAATTGGATTACTTGAATCGTTAATAAAACAACGAAACGAGATGGGATTTGAAAGTAGTGAATTAGAAAATTATGTAGTGGGAATGAAAGGACAGAAGGGTGTTCGTTCTGTTGTAGAAGATTACATCAGATCAAACCGAGATAAATTCAATCAAGAAGATCCTGCTGGTGCAGCAGCATATCAATTGATGGAAGAAGCAGTTACTATATCAGAATCAGCGTTAACTGCTTCTCACGATCAAGCCAAACGCATCTATGCCCAAGTTAAATTCATAAGAGAACTTGCTGCAAATACACAGGGTGATCAAGGAGATATTGCTACAAAATTAGAAGAAATTATTTCTCCTATTGAAAAGCAATTAAAGAAGAAGTCATCATTCAAAGCATTTCTCGCTGAGAAGGCTTCTGACTTCAGAAAAACAATTCCCGAAAAAATTGCATCAAAAATTCCTGTTGTTGGCGGATTGCTTGGCGAATTCTTAAAGAAGAAAAGAGAAGATCGCGAAGATATCGAACGCTATACAGGATCTCTACAGAAGCAAATTGCCCGTAAGGGTCGCAGTGGAGAAAGTCTTAATGTTAGTGGAAAAAGAGGTTTTGCCGAAATAGGAGGAACATCTGCTGCCGATATTCCTGGTATGTTGGCAGGAACGGCATCAACACAATCTTCAACCGCATCTCCACAAACAGGAACTTCGTCCACTCTTGGCGAACTACTCAAAGAAGTTTCTCAAATACGAAAACTACTGCAAAACAAATTTGCATCAGAAAGCGATACAAGCGATACAGACGAACTCCAAAAAAGAGAATCTGAACTAGAAGGACTTGGTGCAGAAAAGCCTATCAAGGGAGAAGCAAAAAAAGGTGGAGGAATGTTGTCCTCTCTTCTTGAGAAATTAAGAGGAATGGGTGGTGGTGGAGGCATCATGTCTAGTATTGCAAGCGGTGCAGAATCCATTGGTAGTGCACTATTGGGTGCTCCAAGTCTAGCAATGAAGGGACTTCGTGGTGCTGGTGGATTGGCAGTGAAGGGACTTCGTGGTGCTGGCGGATTGGCAGTGAAGGGACTGCGTGGTGCTGGCGGATTGATTTCTAAATTTGGAGGAGCCAAATCCCTAGAGTTATTTAAAACAACATCATTGTATAAAGATACTGCCTCAATAGGAAAATCGGTATCAGGTGTTACCAAGGGAGCACTGAATCTAGGCAAGAGTGCTGTTAGTGGAGTAAGTGAAGCAGCATCAGGTGTTACCAAGGGAGCACTGAATCTAGGCAAGAGTGCTGTTAGTGGAGTAAGTGAAGCAGCATCAGGTGTTGCTAAGGGAGCAATGAATTTAGGTAAGAGTGCTATCGGTAAAGTAGGTCAAGCAGCATCAGGTGTTGCTAAGGGAGCAATGAATTTAGGTAAGAGTGTTCTCGGCGGAGCAATGAATTTAGGTAAGAGTGTTCTTGGTGGAGCAGGTCAAGCGGCATCAGGTGTTGCCAAGGGAGCACTGAATCTAGGCAAGAGTGCTGTTGGTAGAGTAGCAAATCTAAGCAAGAGTGCTATCAGTAGTATTGCAAATACTGATGTTGCCAAGGGAGCAATGAATCTAGGAAAGAGTACTATCGGTAAAGTAGGTCAAGCAGCATCAGGTGTTGCTAAGGGAGCAATGAATCTAGGAAAGAGTGCTGTTGGTGGAGCAATGAATCTAGGAAAGAGTGCTGTTGGTGGAGCAATGAATCTAGGAAAAAGTGCTCTTGGTGGAGCAGGTCAAGCAGCATCAGGTGTTGCTAGTACTGGTGGTGGATTCTTTAGCAACCTTGCAGCAAAAGCAGGATCAGCACTAAGCAGCATGAATCCAGTGAAAGGATTAAGTTCCTTTATTGGAAAAAATGCAGGAAAGGTTGCGAAGAGCATTGTTAGTTTTCCTGGTCTTGGTGCCGTTATATCAACAGTAATGGGGGCTGTAGATATTGCATCTATTAAAAGTGATCCTGAACTATCAGTAGATGAAAAGAAAGAAAAAATAGGTCGATCTATTGTTGGAACTCTTGGTCAAGCACTCGGAACTATTGGTGGTGGTGCACTAGGAACACTCATACCCGTTCCAGGAATTGGAACCTTAGTAGGAACTCTTGGTGGAGGATGGGTTGGTGGAAAATTAGCAGAAATGCTTGCAGACCAAATTGGCGGCAAGGGTATCTACGACATGGTGGCTTCCATTCCTGGTGTTGGTTCTCTGATTGAAGTAGGCGGAACCGAAGATCAGAAAACAGGGAAAGAAGCAGAAAACGCAATTACTGCTGCTGCTACAAGTGCAACGGGGACAGCGGCAGAAGGTGGTGCATCAAGCAGTACTACAGTGGAAGGGAAGGTTACGAATCCTGCTACCGCAAACACAACTGTGGGTAGAATGGTTGCTCAAGCCACAGCAGAACAGAACGGATTGAACGAGGCTCGTAATATGCCCACGGCTACAGGTGGTAACACAAACAACACTGCAAATGTGCAGAACAAGATTAGCAACACCACAAACAATTTCAATGATGATATTCGAATTCGTAACAACGAACCAACCATCAAGCAGATGCAAGCATACTCTATTATGCCATAAAACAAAGAGGCGCACCGAAGTGCGCCCCTTTATTGCGAAACCGAAGGTCGTAAGTATTTAGTCTTCGCTTGCCAACTTCTCGAAGTAAGAAAGTGCGTCTTCGGTATCGTCGTCAGTGCTTTCCTTCACAGGCTTCTTTGATTGTGGTGCAGCCTTCTTTACAACAGGAGCCGCATCCTCATCATCAAATGAAGCCTTCTCTGCTCCACCCTTGTACGCATTCTCAGAGGTGGAGGCACGAATATTGTCACCCAACACATCACGAAGACGAGTCTTTAGTTCTTCGTATGTCTTGAATGACTTTGGATCCGTAAACTCCTTGAGGGAATACTGCTTCTTCCACAACTTCTCTAGAGCAGCATCGTCTCCACCAAGCACGGCAGACGGAGCAGAAAACTCGCTGCGGTCGTAGTTGGTGTAGCCTTCAACCTGACGAATCTTCAACTTAAAGGTTGCACCATTCCAAAAGTCAAAGGGATTGGTGGGCTTCTCGTCTTGGAACTGTGGATTCATTGCTTCCTGAATCTTCTCAAAAATCTTCTTGCCGTAACGGAACAAGAACACCTTGCCCTCATTCTGAGGGTTCTTTGGGTCGCTGACCACAAGAATGTTGCTGATGTACGACAACTTGCGCTTGCGATCACGCGCAATCTTCTTGTCATCATCGGAACCACTTGCCCACAACTGAGAGTTCATCTCAGACACAGGATCCTTCAGCCCAATGGTTGTAAGGGAGTTTTCAATGTACCAACCACCTGGTCCACGAAACCCGTGATTCCAAATACGCGCCCACGGCAAGTCTTCGCCATCAGGTGCAGGAAGAAATCTAATCTCTGCATAGCCGTTTCCTGTCTTATCGGTGTCAGCCTTCCACATACGGTCATCCTTGTAGGACTCCGACTTCTTTGCCATCTTGTCCATTTCAGAGGCAAGTGACTGGTAGTTTGAACCCGATGCCGACTTCATATCCTTGAATCCCATAGTAAACTCCTTGTGCGATTTGTACGATGTATTTAATGTGTGGTGAACAATTCACCACAACTATGTAGCCAATAGTACCACATAATCGTACCGAGTCAAGGTTAAACAGGTAGTTTTGATTTTTTAGGAAGCAGATTTAGTTCCTGTCCTTCAGCCTTTATTTTTTCAATAATTGGCTTGCTCAAGAACTTGGCTCCCACCTGTGGCTCAATGCCGTACCGTTCACATACCGCGATCACTGCGTCAATATATGAAACTTCATAGTTTTTGACATGATTTTCTACTTCACGGGGAAAACGGATATTGTTGATGTCCATGACGGGTTTACTTTCGGAAATATACATAGGGGGGTACTCTTATTTAGTCCTTGAATTGATCACGACACTGAAAAAGCGGAGAAGCAAATGGCAGCGACTAGCGACAACTACAACATTGTTACTGATGGTATTAGTTATACCATAGCCAGCGATTATGTCAATACCGCACATCATCAAATTGTCAAGATTGCCTACGGTGCAGACGACACAGTAATATATGCAAGTGGCTCCGCGCCCCTTCCAGTGGGTCTTTCTGGCTCATGGGCAAACTATGATTTTCTTGCTTCATCTGGAATTTACAGTCTTGCCACAACCATTGTAGGCACCACAGGAACATCTCTTACCGTTATGGGTGTATCGGGAGGAGGAGTTCCTATAGGTATTACAGTTGGAACGCTGAATGTTGCTCCAGTGGGTCTTACTGGCTCATGGGGAAGATATGAATTTCTGCCTACATCTGGATTTTATAGTCTTGCCACAACCATTGTGGGCACAACAGGAACATCTCTCACCGTTACTGGTGTATCAGGAGGAGTTGCTGTAGGCATCACGGTTGGAACGCTGAATGTTGCTGGTGTATCAGGAGGAGTTGCTGTAGGCATCACAGTTGGAACGCTGAATGTTGCGGGTAGCAGTTTCAGTATTCGAAACCTATACGGTGGAACCTCTAGTGGAAGTACTGTTGGAATAGATTATGTTGGTATTCAAGGAATCGAAAGTGGATACCCTGTTGGTATTACAGTTGGAACGCTGAATGTTGTGGGTAGCAGTTTCAGTATTCGAAATCTATACGGTGGAACCTCTAGTGGAAGCACTGTTGGAATAGACTATGTTGGTATTCAAGGAATTGAAAGCGGATACCCTGTTGGTATCACCGTAAGTTCTCCTATTCCTGTAACCGTATCGTCTTTCGCTAATCTATCCTTATCCAATCTTGGAATATTCGGAGTAACAGGCGCAACGGCTGTTTATGTTCAGGCTTCCGCGCCCCTTCCAGTGGGTCTTTGCGGTTCATGGGGAAGATATGAATTCCTTGCTCCATCTGCAATTTATAGTCTTGCCACAACCATTGTGGGTACAACAGGAACATCTCTAACCGTTGTGGGTGTATCAGGAGGAGTGGCTGTAGGAATTACAGTTGGAACTCTGACCGTATCTGCAACCGATTTAGATATTCGAAACCTGTACGGTGGAACTACTCTTGGCAGTACCGCTGGAATAGATTATGTGGGAATTCAAGGCATCGCAAGTGGATACCCTGTTGGTATCACTGTAAGTGCCCCTCTTCCCGTAACAGTATCGTCCTTCTCCAATCTTGGAATATTTGGAGTAACTGGTGCAACGGCTGTTTATGTTCAGGCTTCCGACTTTAGTATTCGCGGTATTACCGCAGCCACAGATAATATTACTGTATACGGCACAGGAGTCGAAAGCACTGTACCAACATCCTTGTACGCTTTTGCTGGTTCAACGGCTGCTATTGAAGCAGTCTATTCCACCAACAATGCACTGAATGTGAATGTGTCCACCATAACGGGTGTAACTGTATCTGCTACGGATCTTGATATTCGTGATCTAAACTACACCACAGACACCGTTACTATTGTTGGTCAGGGAGCAGCAGACAGCCTGTCTTTCTCTACTGTTCCAACATACATGAATGCAGCAGTGAGTTCAACGGGAACACTAACACAAGTTAGTGGTACTACGGGTGCAGGTTGGTGTGGTGCCGCAGTTAATATGTACCTTGTTAACTCAGGGTTCTCTTTTAACGCCTACGCCACATTCAGCGCACAGATTGGTATTACTGCTCCATCGTATGCTCCCATTCCTGTCACGGGAACCACGAGTGCAGAATACGGATTGTGGGTTGCAGGAGACACTGCCAACGGACCAGTAATCGTCAAGGGATATTCGGGTGGATTTATGCCAATCGAATTGGCAAATCTTGATACTCCAACATCCACAGTGAATGCCACCATTTCCCAAGTCAAGACTAATACAGACTTTTTGATTGCTGCAAAGAAGGCTCTTTACGATCCAACAGTTAGTGTTGGTGCTTTTGACTTTACTGATTCACTTTCAATTTATTCACTGGTCAAGAATGCTGTAAACACACAGTTGCAGACTCTTGCAAATACTGTATCAAGTGGTTCAGTTAGTGTGGCAATTGATTCTAACGCAACACAGCCGTTGTTCATGGCTCGTACAAATGTTGCAGGATATGTGGCAAAGAACCTAACCGAATACAACTCTAACGCAGGATTTACCTGTGCAACGGGTGTTCGTATCAAGGTTTCGCGTATTGCCACAGGAGCCAACTCATCACAAAATGAATTTATGTGTGTTGGTTCTGTAACAGACGCATCAACATACGGATTTACTGCTGGAGTATATTCGTATGTAATGTATCACGGAGATGAACTATTCCTTGAAGTAGACAACATTGACATGATCAATGTATTTTATCCACCGTATTCGGTTGGATTTGCACCGCACAACACGGGAACAGGAATCACCTTCTCGTTCTACGCTTCGTAATAGGAGCACTATGCTTAACTCTAGTTATCGCAATAATTACTCTAATTCACAGACCGTGAGAGCAACGGTATATGGATCAGACGGAAACAGCGATACCTATATTACGAATCTTTCAGCAGAAGTAAAGATAAAAGCATTTGATTCGTTCAGTTCCAAGTTTATTGAACTGAGTGATGTGCAGCAACCAACAAAAATAATTTCTGGATACTACACGGGTGGGGACAGCGGCAACTTACTGTATCGTTCTAGAAATATGTTGAAGGTTGGTGGAACGAAAACACAAGAATTTAGAACAGTGCTACTGCTGAATCCACGCCAATATTTTTCTGCTGCTGTGAGTACTATAGAAGGCTATACCGCAGGTAGTCCATATACAATCGGGAATGCTACTCTCACGCTGACACGATCCACAGGAACTTCAGGAGGGCTTCTAGAAGCCGTCCTGCTGCCTCTAGACACCACTATAGACTCGTCTGTGTCTTGGTACAAGCCATCCGAAGCCGCTGCAACAGGATGGACTATTGAAGGCGGTGACGCAGAACCAGCGGCATCTGAAATAATACCAATCGGTTCGTGGAGTGGATCAATCGTGAAATTTGATCTCACCCCGTTCTTAAATATATGGGATTCTAGAGGATCTTCACTGCTCGCAGTGCTGATTAGAGGAGAACAAAACTCCTCAAGTATTACTGAATTTTATTCATGGGAAAGCGAGAACACACCCATTGGTGGTGGCACTCTACAGAACTGTAAGTTTCTTGCTGGTGGAGACACAAACTCAATACAGACTGAAGGCATTCGTGTATTGGTTTCTGTTGGTGCTTCAACCACAATTTCTCTTGCAGACGATAGTGCGGCTGCTGTACAGCAATGGAATTCCTTTGGTGCTGCCACAAGCGTAGGCGCAACCTTCTCGTTCTTCTCTCCTGATACCGAACAGGGAGTTGTATTAGGAACAGTAACCTGCACACTAACTGGTCGTACTAGTACAGACACAGGATCTCCACTTGTAGTTACAGGTATTTCTCTTGGTGCAATTACCGAATACTACACTACAGCAGAATTCAGCAGCACTTCAATTATTCCTACAGGAACAAATATTCTAGAGATCACATCACCAAACACGCAAACAAAGACTGCTGTTGCAGCACTGTTTGCGGGTGAAACTCTACTAATTAATTACCGAGCAGGAACTGCTGCGTCTAACGCCCACTCATTCACCGTGAAATTTACTTCCGATGAAACTCTGAAGCAGAATAGGGTTCGTGTATATCTTAACGAAACAACTGTTTCGGAAAATAGAATTGGTCTGAACACCGACATTCTATCGGTGATGAACAGACCAATCTTGACTGCTGATTTGCTATTGGTTTAATCAGACAGCAGCAACCATCTGCTTGCGAGATGAATTATGCGGCTTTACAGTTTTCAGCCTAGCGTGATTCAACCCATCAGAAAATCCATAGTGCTTGCCGTTTTCATAACCACGAGCGTATGCGTGTGCGTACAATTTTAGCGTAGCCGCTGATGTGAAGGCTATTGCTCCGATTCCATAAAGAGTAAATGCCAGTGTTTCCATATCCTATGTTCATTTGTAGAGTAGTTGAACCGTGTCTTAACAAAGCCGCCTATCGGATTCGAACCGATGACCTGTTGATTACAAATCAACTGCACTACCACTGTGCTAAGGCGGCGAATGGGAGAAGAGGGATTCGAACCCCCGAAGGCTATGCCGCTTGATTTACAGTCAAGCCTCGTTGTCCACTTGAGTATTCTCCCAAAATGATTCTGACGGGATTCGAACCCGTGTCGCCTCCGTGAAAAGGAGGTGTCCTAGACCAGACTAGACGACAGAACCAAAAAAAAACGACGGCTTTTGAATGGAGCCGTCAAACCATTTCAGTGAGTGTGCTGTGCCACGGTACTCTGAACACCGCATGAAGAACCCCAACAGTCTTCAAACTCCAAGCATTCCTCTCCTGCCAACCCAACTAGTGTCGTATGGGTGTATGCGTATGTGCTTCTGGACTTAACGGAGTATTTCTTGGCTTTGTCTCGCGTTTTAATAGGTTGTCAACCCAACCATGATCTTTGGTAGCGAAACGGGATAGGCATTATTAGAATATCCAAACTAGTTAGCGAACAATAAACTGAGGGCAGACTGCCGCAGGAGCAAACACCTGTGGAGCATAGCACGGATTGCCGAAGGTGCCAGTGAACGGGGAGTACGGAACCACGACAGGATAACAGCCACCACCGTAGTACGGCATTACTTGTGCGCCGTAACCACCACCGTAGTACGGCATTACTTGTGCACCGTAGCCACCACCGCCGTAGAAGCCACCCCCGCCGTAGCCATAGCCGCCACCGCCGTAGTTGTTGGTGTTGGAGTACCCACCCATGCCAACGCCCCAACGAAAGTCGTTGTTCGTAACGGTGCGAGTGCGGCTAACGGTTTGTCCGTTTGCGCCTGTCTCACTAATCTTGTCCTTGAACTTACCGTATGAGCCGCCAATTCCAATATTGAGTCCACCACCGCTGTTAGACCACTGAGCCGAAGCAATAGAAGTGAGCGAGAGGGTGACAACCGCCGAAGCAACCAGAGTGTTAAAGTTCATTACGAACTCCTTTCAAGACCTTATTGTAGCAAAACCACGGGAGGAGTCAACACACAATCACGATGATTGTTTATTTGATTTGACCGAACTGCGTGTCTTATCAACAGCATCAGTACGCAATTTTTCTATTGCGTTCTTTAGCAATGATTTACTCAATGCTTTTTTATTATTTGTGTTTTTAGGCATATAGCCCTCCACACTTATTTAGTAATTGATTTACGACAAGTCCTCATAAATTGTTATCCACTTGGGGTCTTCGCCTCTTCTCAAATATGCAGCCTTTGAAAAACTCCACTCTTCGCGTTCTTGAATCTTTAAGCCCTTTTTAGTGTTTTTCGCGTACTTCTTTGCCGCTGGCTGATCATCAAAGTATTCGTATTCGCCCTGTGAATTCTTGCCGCCCCACAACCCACTAGAAGTTTTCCACACATCACCTGCTTTGTGAGTGGATGCAGCGTGTTGATCAGCAGAAGATTCTCCTCCTTCAGCGGGAGTTTCGTCTTTCGCCTTGAAAACAAACTTCTTGTCTGAGTGTGCGCCCTTCTTTAATTGAGAGAAGAAGTCTACAACCTTGTGCTTTGCAAGTTCAAGATTCTCTTGTCCTTCACCCTTCTTAAACCTCATAAGAACCTTGCCAATACCTGCTTCTTCGTTTGTGCCAATATAGTAAAAGTCCTGATCGTTCTTGTACATCACAGAGTGCTGTCCAAATGTGCGTCCAAGCGAAAGGATTTGATTTTTCTTGATGTTGGGAACAAGTATGCTGAGTTCTTCAACAACACCTTCGTCACCCTTGTAGCCACCACGCAGTTCAATGTAGCCGTAACCCATAGCGCGAATCGCCTTCTTGAGTTCTTCGTGTTTGGCTTTGTTTTGTTCTGCGGAATTAGCACCACGCGATGCGCTCACAATTCCAAAGTCACGCTTATCGTCTTCCACATATTGGAAAACACGAGACAGTTTTGATTCAACAAGTGGAGTTTCCGTAATCTCTTTGTTGTTTAGCGATTCATTTAGTGCCGTGGCATCAAGATATTGTGTAAACTTTTTCATGTAACTAGATCTCCTTTGGGTGTCTAACCACTATTTAGCGTAGTTTCACCCTGTAAGGCAAGCCGCAATCCATACCAAAAACGGTGGAAGGGGAATCGAACCCCCCAACAGCCCTGACGCTGCACCGCAATATTAAAATTTACTTCTTAGAGCCGCACTTTGCATCAGCATCTGCGTTCTGCAAATCCTCAATGCTGCGCCAAATATTAGACAGTTCAAAATTTTCTAAACCGTCAATTCGGCGTTCAATATCCGAACGAAGTTCATCAACACATCGAACCGCGTCCTCATTATTTTGTTCACTCAAGGTGAACATTGTGTCGTGCATAGAGTCGGTTCGTGCAGTCATGGCATCAATGGTTGCCTTCTGCTTTGCCGTCACATAGAAAAGACCAGTGGTGCACAGAAATCCATAGAACGCAAAGAATGCAGTGATTGCGTGAACATCATCACTCTTGCCTGTTACTCCAAGCAAAGCAATACCTGCAAAACCTGCAACGCACAAAGCCGCATACGCAACAAAAACAGATGACTTATTCATGCTAAACCTTTCATAAAGAGTATATAAACCCAAAAGGGTGGCTACGCCAATCGGTCGCAGCCACCCCCAAGGGCAAGTAATTAGTCAATGATTAGGCATTGACCATGTAGCGCGTACCGTCCTGCTTGAAAGCATAGGTACGATCACCCTCGTGGGTGTCTTCCATGCTGTAAATCGTCTTGCCGTTCTTAACGGTGCTAACGACTTCCCAATTACCAAACGCTTCGACCTGCGAACGAATGTCGCTGATCATGGCGCGGAAGTTCTTCACACCGAACTTCGTAGCAGCCTGAGCGGAAGTCAGGCTGTTGCCAGCGGCGAGGAAGTTGAGAACACGACGACGATTGCTGAGAGTCTTAGTAGCCATTGCAAATCTCCAATAGTGGGCTTTAGAAAGTTTACGCATCGGATGTCAGCCCAACATCATTCTGCGTTTCGATGTCCTAATTGTAACACGCTTAGTATGTACTGTCAATGGGTAGTGCTGATATTTCTATATTTGATTTGACTCAATATTTCAATACAGACCAATGACTGCGTACACAAGTGCAGAGAATGCAAATAGTGCAACAGCAAACAGTACACCAAAGATCAGAGGATGTGCAAACGCAGCATCACGAATATCAGTAATATAATCAGACTTATTAAAGAATGATTTCACCTTGGAAATTACTGAAGTACTGTAATTCAATACCTCGTCCACCAGCGGTTCGTCTTTGCTGACTTTGGTATATTCAACAGGATAATTCCATGTAATATTTAAAGGCTTGTCCGTTGGCTCTACCTGTAACAGCGTCTGTACAGCGGGTTCGGTGGTAACCACAACCACAGGGGCTTCTACAGGGGCTTCTACGGGCTTCACAGCCTTCGTGTAGGGCTTGCGGGTAGCCTTGGGAGCCTTGGGAGCCTTGGGGGCAACCACTGGTTTGATTCGTTTACTGACGAGTTTCTTTGTCTTCTTTGCCATGTGCGGTTCCTGTGTATTGTGCCTTGGGTGGGACTCGAACCCACGGCTTACGAATTAAAAGTTCGTTATTCTGCCAACTGAATTACCAAGGCGATGGGCGAATATATTTAATCCCAAAGCGATGGAGTTTTATTTAACTCCATGATTTTCTGCTTGTGAAGCATTTCACCAAGCACTACATGAAGTCGGTCAATAAGGTCTTCCACCTCATCAACATTATATGTATCTGCCTGTTCGTGAGTGTCCACTCCCCTGATGTGGAGTGCTGGCTCATCAGGGTGGTGTGGATTAATTGTAATAAACAAATCCATGTTTTGCTTTAGTTCTCGCTTGCTCATATACGGTTTCCTGTAGTGCTAATATAACTCGGTTTAATTAGGTGTAGGTAGCAGGATTCGAACTTGCATATCCACGAAGTGGAATGTTTCCATTTACATCATACCTACAATGCGGGAGGAGAGAATCGAACTCTCGTGACGGGTTTGGAAAACCCGCGTAATAGCCGCTATACGACACCCGCGTATTGCATCTACTTTAATGTGATACAGAATTCTCTTTGCCATGCACACAGTATAGCGTGTGTGGCGAGAGTGTCAAGGGAGCAACCCCATCTCAATTATTTAATTACGAGAGCAGCGCACCCGTGATGCCAGCACCACAGGAAATACCCCATGCACGAATCTGAAAAATCTTAGACTCATTGCCCATCAGGCTAACACGATTTGAAAGTGTTGTGCCGTTAGCCTTGTAGGTGTAAATGTCTACAGTATTTCCACTACTCGTAGTATTGGTGAGCAGAACGCCTTTGTTCTTGCCGCCAAATTGCCCACCTGTGCCACCAAATGGTATTGCTTCGTTGAATAGGTAACTCATGCGCGATCTCCTTGTATTGTATGTATAAATGGAAAAGGGAGCCTTGCGACTCCCCTTTCAGCCCTTTCAGATGCGGGAGGGCTAGTCCCCACGGCTTTAAGCCGCCATTGCTAATTGGTTAGCAATCATGGTTTGCAACGGTTTATTTACGACACTTGTTACCCGTGTCGGGTATCTCCTTCATCCTTACTCTTCGCCAATCTATTCCTTTCGACCCCGTAGTTTTACAGGTGCTCTAGATTAGGCTAATGGAGTCGGGGGGATTCGAACCCCCGTCTTGTACGGATTTCATTCCGAGATCAACAATACCAAAAGTTATTTATGCAACAGTGAGTTCAACGCGAGTCCAATCACTTGTCCGCAATTCGCCGAGTTCTACATTGAGTGCCGACATAGCCACACTCTTTACAACCCGCTCACGGTCTTCCCCTGTAACACCGTATTCCCACATGGAAGACCGCACACAAATAAACGGTCCACCTTCAAAGTCTACAAAGTCAATCACACCAGGTTCGTTTTCCATCCACGCAGAACGAATAAACGCACTTGCGCCTTCAACAGTAAAAGTGTTCTCACCTGTTTTTGTGGTGATGCGCTCTTGACCGTATCGGTTGCGCCACGACCACTGAGTTTTTGAATTTTCTGCGGTCATATTGGTAAAGCCATTTCGTTTTCATTGTAAGCGGTGCGCCACACAGCAAGAGGAACAAACAGCGGTCCTCCTTGAGAGTCATCCCACATCCACCACCCGCCACTTGTTTCCGCGCAGTACAGAAGAATTTGTCCTTCTTCGGTACTCTGCCGCAGAGCCATGTGCCACAGGTAGTGTTCTAGTCCTACAATCCATCCTGCTCCGTAGTACTCTTCACTTAAATTATGCATTACCCGCAGAAGAATCTTTCGGTGGATTTCTCGTCCCCCCATTCTTCCGTTTATTACGGTTCCGCTTGGGGGCAGATCCTTTGGAGCCAAAGGCGGCTTCCCACCCACTCTCCCAAGCCACGCGATCAACCTTGCGATAGGAGTCGCCTTTTCCTGCTGCGTGTTTTCTAGACATTCATTACTCGCTTGTATGAAATTTTTTGCAGACATTTAATTTTCTCCAAGCGGATCGGAATAGAGAGAGGGTGTGAGGGGAGTATTCCAATGCCCCTCCGCGATCACGCCTGAACCGTTCAAGTGGCGGCAACCCTCCGCGTAATTCAGCAACGGCTTTCGCCAAGTCCCGAAGGGCTTCCAATTCGGCTTCGTCTTTCCCGTGCATGGCGTACCCCCATGTGAGTAGTCGTCTCCAAATCCATAAATGATTCCGTGCATGGCGTACCGTTCAAAAAGTATGAGTAGAAACGGTAGTAGGCACAGTGGGTGCAGTAGCAGTCTCGCCAACGCGAGAAATACCTTCCTGCACAATACGATTAATCTGTTGATTGAATGTGGTGTTGGTGTCGTGCGCCAACTTTGCAATCTTTAGAAACACCGTGTCGCTAATATTCAGCGTAAGGGTGATCTGCATGGGCTTCTTGGGTGTACTCATAATGTAGTGCTCCGTTAGATTTTCATTCCTGTCAAGGCGAGAACAGCAATTTCTCGCGCACACGGTGAAACCCACAATTCACGGGGATCAACACCCCAATCACGAACTGCTCGTCCCACCAACTTATTTAGATCGGAATCCCGATCCACGATCTCGGAAGTTTCAAATTCAGGCTTTACACTTGCGCCGTGATGAATTCCAAAAATCCACAATCCCATTCCTTCGTAGTCAATAAAAGCAATTTGATCGGTTTCGGTATCAGACTCGTAATTTAAGAATTCGTTTTCGTTCATAGCGTGTCCAAGGTGAGTAGGCAATCAGACGGAGGTGAAGTAGTAAAATAGGCGGTTCAGGTGTCGATCCTGATTGAATCCGATATAAGCGGATCTGCGGAGCCGTCCGCCCACCGCCCAAAAAATTTAACGATGAATTGATGCAAGCAGGAACGAAGCAGCAACAAGTCCTG